GGCGACTCCTCAATTATCTCCAGGCGTACTCGTCAGGGAAGTTGATTTAACTGTAGGAAGAGCTGATAATGTTTTAGATAATATTGGCGCAATCGCTGGGCCCTTCCCAATTGGACCTGTTGATTTCCCAATTGATATTGCAACTGAACAGGATTTAATCAATACTTTTGGCAAACCAATTTCAACGGACTCTCAGTATGAGTACTGGATGAGTGCTTCATCTTATCTCTCATATGGCGGTGTTCTTAAAGTTGTTAGAACTGGTGGATCAACTCTGAACAATGCTAACGCTGGAGTTGGTGCCGCATCGACATCATCTTTAGATATTGACAATTATGATGATTATATTAATAATCATTCAGAAGGAAATAACTTTACATTTGCTGCAAAGAATCCAGGTTCTTGGGCGAACAATCTGAAGGTATGTGTGATTGATGATTTGGCAGATCAAATCATCGGAATCGCAACTGCTAATGTAGGTGCTCTTGGTGCTCAAATTGGACTTGGTGTTACTACACCCCTCACTTCAGTAACTCTACCTGGTGCAGGATCTACTTCTTCATTCACTGGTTATCTCAAGGGTATTATTACCGGCATTACTACAGATGCAACCAATAGCAACAGTACTATCACAGTAAAAATTACCTCTAGAGTTTCTTCTGCAGGAACAGAAACTCAAATTACTTATGCAGAAGGCACTAGCTTCTCTGCTTTTGCTGCTTCACAAACAGTAAACTTTATTGGTTCTTCCGGAACTTCTTTAGGAACTGCTACTGCAGCATCAGTATCTGATTGGTACAATGAACAGACTCTTGGGTTATCAAACTCTACCATTTATTGGAAGTCTATTGCACCAAAACCAACTACAAATAAATATTCTCTTGATAGAAACGGCAAAAATGATGCAATTCACGTAGTGGTTGTTGATGATCTTGGAACCATTACTGGCAATCAAGGAACTCTTCTTGAGAAGCACCTTGGTCTTTCTAAAGCACTAGATTCAGTTTCATCGGTCAATTCTCCACAAAAGATTTGGTATGAACAGTATCTTGCAGATTTTTCATCTCAAATTTATGCTGGCGGAAATCCTTCAAGTGCAGTAGATTCTTACTGGGGAACAGCACCAAGAGCAACTGGATTTACAACGTATTCTGGTATTGCTTCTGCATCATTTACGCCAATAACCACAGCAAGTGGTCTTTGGGGTCTAACTGCCCAAGATGTAACTTTTAGTGCAATTGGAAATAAAACATATACCTTAACAGGTGGTGTTGATTATTCCGCTTCTGGCGGAATGAAGCCAACTCTTGGTGATTTAATTAAATCATACGACAAATTCTCTAACAAGGATGAAATCCAAGTTGATTATTTGATTATGGGTCCAGGAATGGATAATGTATCAGATTCTCAAGCAAAGGCAGGATATTTAATCTCACTTGCAGAGCAAAGAAAAGACTGTATTGCTGTGATTGGACCACATAGATCTGATTTAGTTGGACAAACTAATACAACAACTCAGACAACAAATCTTATTAAGTTCTTTAGTGGAGTCAATAGTTCTTTACCATCTTCATCCTATGCGGTATTTGATAGTGGATATAAGTATACTTATGATAGATTTAATAATAAGTTCGTATATATTCCTTGCAACGCTGATGTTGCAGGTTTAATGTGTCGCACCAACATTGTTGCATATCCTTGGTTCTCTCCTGCTGGACAACAAAGAGGAATTATTAATAATGCAATTAAACTTGAATATAATCCAAATAAGGCACAAAGAGATCAACTTTATCCCCAGAGAATTAACGCAATCGTAACTCAACCTGGTATTGGCACTCTTCTGTTTGGTGATAAAACTGCTCTCGGTTATGCATCAGCGTTCGATAGAATCAATGTTCGTCGTTTGTTCCTTACAATTGAACAAGCATTAGAAAGAGCAGCACAAGCGCAACTCTTTGAACTCAACGATGAACTGACGAGAGCAAACTTTAGAAATATTGTTGAGCCATATCTTCGCGATGTTCAGGCAAAGAGAGGTCTAAATGGATTCTTAGTTGTCTGTGATAGTTCAAATAACACACCCGATGTTATTGATAACAATGAGTTTAGAGCAGACATCTACCTGAAACCTGCCAAGTCTATTAACTATATAACTCTTACTTTCGTTGCAACTCGCACTGGAGTAAGTTTTGAAGAAGTTGCAGGTACTGTTTGATCATTATTCAACAAATAACTTAAGGAGGTAACAAACCGTGGCAAAACTCAAGACAATCTCACAATTTAAGAGTGCCCTAAGTGGTGGTGGTGCAAGACCTAATCTATTTCAAGTTGAATTATCAACTTTTCCAACTGGAATTAGTTGGGATTCTGATACGTTTAGTTACTTATGCAAAGCAGCTGCTCTTCCAGCTTCAAATATAGCAAGTATTGATATTCCTTTCCGTGGAAGAATTTTTAAAGTTGCTGGTGACAGAACAATTGATACTTGGACAGTAACCATTATCAACGACGAAGACTTTAGACTAAGAAGAGCATTTGAAGCGTGGACCGAACTAATAGCAAAACTTGATAATAACCTCGGTGCAACAGATCCAAATGCATATATGAGTAGTGCTATAGTACATCAATTAGGAAGAGGATCTCAAATTAATAGTGAAAATAATTCTGGAACAGACAGCGCACTTTTAGCCTCTTATAAATTTGTTGATATCTTCCCAACGAATGTTTCAAATATCGACCTATCATATGATAGTGGAGATACTATTGAGGAATTTACAGTTGAATTCCAAGTTCAATCTTATGAAATTCTTAATGTAAATGCTGCTTCAACTAAAGGTTGATAAATAGACAAAAGGCAAACAGAAAATAAATTATGGCAAGATTGTTTGGATTCTCTATTGAGGATAACGAACCATTATCTAAAGGTGTAGTCAGTCCCGTCCCCCAAAATAATGAGGATGGGACTGACCATTACTTGAGTAGTGGTTTTTTTGGTTCATATGTTGATATTGAAGGTGTTTACAGAACAGAATTTGATTTAATTAAAAGATATCGCGAAATGGCACTTCACCCAGAATGTGATAGTGCGATTGAAGATATTGTAAATGAAGCAATTGTATCGGATACGAATGATACGCCAATAGAAATTGAACTTTCAAATCTAAATGCTAGTGATGGCATCAAAAAGAAAATCAGACAAGAGTTTAAATATATTCTTTCTCTTCTAGATTTTGATAAAAAGTCGCACGAAATTTATAGAAATTGGTATATTGACGGAAGGCTTTATTATCATAAAGTTATTGATTTAAAAAATCCACACGAAGGAATTCAGGAGTTGCGTTACATAGACCCAATGAAAATGAGGTATGTAAGGCAGCAGAAAAAAAGCGAAAAAGATAAGTATAGATTATCCAATGTTAATAGTGATAATCCTATGGACTTTGAGTTTCCTCAGATAGAAGAATATTTTGTTTATAGTCCAAAACTAACATATCCTACAGGAAATCCTTCTTCTATGGGAGGATCTCAAGGAATTAAAATGTCCAAAGATTCAATTACTTATTGTACTTCTGGACTTGTTGATAGAAATAAGGGATCAACACTCTCATATCTTCATAAAGCAATTAAATCACTCAATCAACTTAGAATGATTGAAGATTCTTTAGTAATTTATCGTTTGTCTCGTGCTCCAGAGCGTAGGATTTTTTATATTGATGTAGGAAATTTGCCCAAGGTTAAGGCAGAACAATATCTTCGCGATGTTATGATGCGTTATCGCAATAAACTTGTTTATGACGCAAGCACTGGAGAAATCCGTGACGATAAAAAGTTTATGGCGATGCTTGAGGATTTCTGGCTTCCAAGAAGAGAAGGTGGTAGGGGAACCGAAATTTCCACTCTTCCTGGCGGACAGAATCTTGGAGAAATTACTGATATTGAATACTTCAAGAAAAAACTTTATCGCTCATTAAATGTTCCACCTTCAAGAATGGATGGAGAGGGTGGATTTAATCTTGGTCGCTCCTCAGAAATTTTAAGAGATGAAGTTAAATTCAGTAAGTTTGTTTCTCGTTTGAGAAAAAGATTTTCATATATGTTCCATGATATGCTTAGAACTCAATTAATTCTTAAGAATATTATTACCCCCAAAGATTGGGATATCATGGAAGAACATATTCAATATGATTTTCTATATGACAATCATTTTGCAGAACTTAAAGATGCAGAACTTCTCAACGAAAGACTGAATATGGTCCAAGTTGCAGAACCATATGTAGGCAAATATTTCTCCCAAGATTACTTAAGAAGAAAGATTTTACGTCAAACTGATGAAGAAATTATTGAACAAGATAAGATTATGAAAAAAGAAATTGAGAGTGGACTAATTCCCGACCCTAATCAACCAATAGACCCAAATACTGGTATGCCTTTAGATCAAACATCACAAATGGATTTGGGACAACCAGTTATGGAACCAAATCTTGATGCTCAAGGTGCTGCAACTGAAGTAAATGGCAAAATTGCAGAAATGCCTAAGGGTGGGGAGATATAAATAAAGAAAATTACTTAGGTATTAAAATGGATGACCTTCTTGATATGATTGTTGCAGATGAATCACCTTCACAAATCAGCGACAAAATTAAAGAACTTCTTTTTACGAAATCGGCAGAAAAAATTGATGAATTTCGTCCAATTGTAGCAACTACAATGTTTGATGGAGATAACGAAGAAATAGAGGAAGAATGAAATCATTCAAACAATTTCTTTCGGAAAGTGTAAATATTTCTGGAGACTTTACCGGAAATCTTTACATCAATTCTTCTCCACAAGAACAACAGCAGGTTGGCGAAGGGTATATTGCAGATGTGCTGTGGAACGGAAGTCTTTATAGAATGGAATTGACTAGTCGCACGGGCATTCCATCAAAACAATCTTTAGGTGAACAGTTGCAAACAGAGTATCCAGGAGCAATTGTTCATCAAATTTATCCAGTTACAGAAAAGAATTTAAATATCAAAAACACACAAAGATATCACCCATCAAAGTTAGAATGGATTGATTGATAAATGGCACAATGGAATATAACTATTCAAGATTATTTAAATCAGGAAAGATCATTATTTGAAGTTGTAGGTGTTGCATCAAGTGATGGGCAAATAATTAGTCCCCAAAATCCATTTCCAGTTACTGGAACTGTAGGTATTTCATCAGAAACTCTTATAACTATCAATCCAGATACAAATGCCGTTGATGCATTCGGTAGAAGTAGAGTTTCTGAACTCTTTACTCTTGGTGACTATAAGCATTTGTATGCTATTGACCCAAACTTTTTAGATAGTATTTCTGGCGCAGGTTCAACAGTAACATTTTTACAAAACCAAGCGTGCGCAAGATTGCAAACTGGTATTGGGTCTACTGCATTTAGTGTCCATCAAACAAAGTTTTATCATCACTATCAACCAGGAAAAGGGCAATTAATTTATAGTTCTTTTAACTTTTATGCACCGCAACAGAATGCAACTAAAAGAACTGGATATTTTGATGATAGAGATGGAATTTATTTTGAACAGGTTGGACTTAATACTTCTGATGGAATAAATCCTGGTATTGGGACAAACAATTGGGTAATTAGATCTTTTGTAAGTGGTATTGCAACAGAAACTAGAATTCCACAATCACAATGGAATAAAGACAAATGTGATGGAACAGGAACTTCTGGATTTAATCTAGATATTACAAAAACTCAACTTGCATTTATAGATTTTCAGTGGTTAGGTGTCGGTAGAGTTCGTTGTGGATTTGCTCACGATGGGCAACTCATCACTGCACACGAATTCAATCATTCTAACTATCAAAGTACGGTTTATATTGC